AACTATGCTGTTGTATTTTTCTATGTCTATTGATTCTTCTTTTGCATCAGCCTTTTTATCGTCAGCTTTTTTATCGTCTGGTTTGACTTCCATGCCTGCTAATGCGCCACCAAGTCCAACTGCCGCCGCGGCTTTTACAACATTTTGAGCCATGTCGTCAACTGCTGTTTCCATTGAACCTTTTACTACTGATGATAAAACCTTATCATATAATTCATCTGAAAGATCATCTGGTAAATTTTCTAAAGCCTTGTCTAGAGCTTCTGTGTATGGATTAGGACTTACAAATACACTTTTTACTCTATAAACAGGATTTCCGTCTGCATCAACACCTTCAATCATTGATTCAACAGTACCTTCATACACAGTTCCGTCTGGTAATGTTTTAGTAACAGTTGACTCCCATGTTTGACCAACTGTAAGGTCCTCTGGTACACCATCAACTTGTATATCATCACCAGTAATAATTTTATCTGAAGCAGATATTCTCGTTCCTAAGAATTCTTTTTGATCTACTGCTCTGTTAAATGCTTGTGCATTTTGTAATGCTTCAATGTCTTCTTCTGTCATACCCGCATCTAACAATTTTTGTGTGTTGTCAGTAATCCATTGGTTGTCTGGAAAGTCTGCTGAATTTATTCCTGCGGCGTTTAATTCTTCTGCATCAAGTTCAGCTACAACTTCTATATCAGTTGTGTCTGCTACATCAGTACCTGATGTATCTGTAGTTTTAGTTATTTCAACATCTGTGCCTTCAATACCAAATTCGTCTTGCATAGAATCAATAGCCTGATTCAAGTTTCCACCATCTTCACCTGCAAGAGAAAATATCTTGTCGTTAACCTGTTTCAATTGACCTTGTAAAACTTCTTTTGCATCTGAATCAAGATCAGGTGAACGCATCAATTCAGCCATTGCACTTCTTGATTGTATAAGTTCTTTGGCCGCATCAGCATCTAGATCAGCCATGCTTGTTGCATCCATGCCGTCAAGTGCCGTTATGTCAATTTCTCCTGAAGCATCATTTATAAATGTGTTTGTGATCTCTGGAGGTAACAGCTTGTCTAAAGCATCTCCTAATGCACCTGCCGCCGCACCAATTGCCGCACCTTTAACGGATTTAGCAACTGCTGTTGACAATTGATCACCTTTCAATGTGTTACTTGCAAGTTTTAAAAAGAAACCAATTGCCGCACCAGATACAACACCACCACTTGCAAATGCAAGTACAGAAGTCATTGCACCAATTACAAATGCCGCTTTGGCTGGATTTTCTTTTGCAAAGCCACCATAACCATCGACAACCTTGAGTATCTTTTGACCCATTGGGTTGCCTTGAAGTTTTGTTTTTAATTCTGCTTTTAGTTTTTCAAATTGTGCGTCAAAGTTTTTTACAGGGCCACTGTTCTGTGCCGCTTTCAATAATTGATCTATCTGTGCTTGTAATTTTTTTGCTTGATCGCCAACAACACCTGCGGCCTTGCCTAGTGCAGTTTTGTTATCGCCACTTTGTACAGCAACCTTTTCTGCGTTTGTAAAGATGCCATCAATTTGTTTGTCAGTAAGTTCTGCTTCAAATAGTGTGTTGATGCTTTCAACTAATGGCCAAACATCCTTTTCCCATTTTCCAATATAAATGCGTTGTGCTTCTGTTAGCTCTTGCCAACCTTCCGCAAGTATTGTTTTTGATTTTAAATTATAAGATGTAACTTCACCTAGTCGCATTAAACTTCCTTACAATAATTTTACTAGTTCTGCTTTTTGTTGTGCATTCAATCCGTCAAGAGCTTTTTGTATGTTTGCCGGAATAGTTGCACCACCTTTTGCCGGAGCCGCCGCTTGATCAGTACCTCCTGCTGGCTTATCACCGCCACCGTATTTTTGTCCTAGTGTTTGCGGAGCGTCAGCATCAGTTCCTGCTTGGGCTTTTCCAAGATCACCTTTGAATGTGTCCTGTGCAGTTTTTTGTAATATATCATCAACCTGTTTAGGAGTAATCTGTCCTTGCAATCCTTTTAGTCTCGTGGTAGAAAGACCTTGTTTTTGCATGAAGTCCTGTAAGGCATTTACAGATGGTGCTTTAGGATTGCCACCTGTTTGTCCCATATATTGACGATATTGAGTGAATATTTCTTTGGCACGTTTGTTTGCGTCAACTTTTCCAGTCATTCCAGCGGCGGTGCCTTTGGCACCCACGGCGCCAGCCACTTTTGCGCCTACTTTACGTGCTATGTTACCTAATGCACTACCACCAGGAGCTTCGTTAACTGCATCTGTGCTTGTTATTTGCGTTATTTTCATGGTTTACTCTCCTGTTACTTTATATTTATACATAATTCATCGACTGTACCCCGTAAATATTGTAATGCCTCAGACGAGATATAATGTTTTTGAGAAAGGCAACTCAGAACCCTTAACACAATGTAGCGATATGCACGAAGCGGATATTGTTATACAACAGTTAAAGGATGCCAATCCACACAAAGAATATGTAGTGGAACCTGTTGTTGTCTACGATAGTGATGCTTTTCGTTATGGACGCGATCCGGAATTGCATTAGTAGTTGAGCTAAAGCTCAACTTTGTTTTCGTTGTCACTCAAACAATTTTATTATATGAAATAAGTTGCGAAGCAACTGCTATCATGTAGATAGTTGAGCCATACTTCGCCCGTCTCCGGGCAAAGCAATGATGCCATCATGTAAGATGAGCTTACCATCTTAACTAAGAAGATTGCATTTCTGCATGGAGGCGGTAACCCGTCAACCCCCTACTTCAGCCTTCGCATAAGTTACGGAATATTAACACACCCTAGTTAAGCAAAGTGTGTTAACATTGTGGTTGCTTTTTCTCAGAGCCACGATCTTTTAATACCTAAGTTAGTATCAACCTTGCAACGCACCAGTTCCAGTCATAAGATCAGTATGACCTCAAGGTGAGTCGAGCTATCCCGACCAAACAATGTTGCTATATAGAATTTTATTTTGCCTTGAGTGCTTCTTTAAGTAATTTAGATCCGCCTACTCTCACGTTTATTATGCCATTGTAGTATTCATCTGTTTCTAACACTCTACGTTCAAACTGTTCTCTTGCCTCTAAGTAACTTGCTACGCCTCTGCTTGGACAATAATGTAATATTTCTCTTGTGAATTTTTCTTCGCCTAGTTTTTCTACGTCTGATTGCAAATGATCTGATGATCCCCAGTAGTCACGCCAGTCACTTTCAACTTTGCTTCTACGTTTGTTTATCTTACCCTTGAGAGGTGGGCGTGTCTTTCTGAATTTTGCTAGTTTTTTGCCGACATATTTCATACCGTTGGTTGTATTTGTGATCAAATACACAAATGCTTCACAGTCTTCAGGTAAGTTTTCTACGGTTTTTCCTTGATATGTCCAGTGCATTATAAAGATACTTACACTTAATCTTTATTTGGATCTTCTTTTTTGGCTTTGTAGTCGTCTATTATTTCTTTTCTTCGGTCAGTAGCAAGTCTACGTATCTCGCTTAACCATTTTCTAGCAGAACGTTTAGTGCGTTCGCTCTTGCGTATTTCCCAGGCTTCGTTAGCCTTATAGTATTCTAGATATGCTTTTGTTAACTTGTCGTGTGTATCGTCCATTATGTCATTACCTCTACATCATTATCGTATGATGTAAATCCATTTTCTTTGATTACTTTCAACACGTTTGTAACACGACTTGCTAATTCTTCTTTGTGTGATATCAAATAAATGTTCTTTTGACGTTCTCTACCCATTTTCTTCAATACAGCAATAGCATTTTCTACACCATTTGCATCCATACCACTATCAACCAATTCATCAATAAACAATAGGTTGATGTTTTGATACAAACTTTCCCACACATCTCTAAATGCCCAACTCAATCCTAGTATTAATCTGTTTCTTTCACCTCTTGACAAGTTATCAAAGTCTAAATCTTGTCCTAGTTGTGTGATTTCAACAGTTAGATCATTTTTAAACACCACTGTGTGTGGAAGTTGTAGTCTATCCAAATAATGTGTAAGTCTATTGTTTAGATATGCTAGATTTTGATCAATAATCTTCTTTCTAATGAAAGAATCTTTGTTTGTCAACAGCTTGTATAAAAAGTCTTGGTGATCCTTTGTGTCATTTAATTCATTAACGACATCCCAGTTTACTTCTTGTATTGCAGTTTTTTCTAAATCATCAATTTGTTCTGTGTATGGATCAAGTTCATCAGTCTTTTCTTTTAAACTTTGTTTCAAACTGTCAACGTTGCTTCTGTGTTGATATGCTTCTTTGGCAGTTTCATAAAATGTATTTGGCTTACTGTCAAGTTCGCCTATGTCTTCAATAAGTTTTTCAACCTTTTGCATTTTTTCAGCCATGCTTGTTTGATAAACGTGTGCATCACCATAATCTTTTTGCAGTTTATCTTTCATTTCTTCAAGTTTGTCATCATGCAAGTCTTGACCACAAGCATAACATTTCGCAGTTTCTAGTTCATCAAGTTGTTTACCAAGTTTGTTTACATTATTATCAGCTTGTTCTAATGCACGTTCAACAGTTGCACGTTCTTTTCTTAAATTAGTAAGATGTTTACTGTTTTCTTCCCAAGTTTTAAGTTTTTCATGATCTTCAAGTTCACTATCTATGTCAAGTTGCTCTAATTCACGTATTGCTTTTTCTAGTTTATCTCTGTCTTGTTTGTTTTGTGCAATCCAAGCCTTTTTTCTGCTGTGCAATCTTTCAATATTTTCTTTGATCTTATCATTGCTGTTTGTGATTGCTTGTATTCTTGCGTTTTCTTCTGTAAGTTTATCTCTTGTTATTTTTGTTGCCTCTCTTAATAGATCAGCTTTTTCAGAAAGAATTGTAATACCAAGTAATTGTTCTATTATAGCACGTTGATCGTTTGGCTTTAGTGCTAAAAAGGGCTCTGTGTAAGTATTAAGTGCCACAATATGCTTGAACATATCATGACTCATACCTAACAAGTCATTTATATCGCCTTGTGTTTTACGTGAATCACCTTGGCTTTCATCTGTAAGTTCTTGTTCTTTTTGATCTATGTAAAATTTAAGTGTGTTAGGTTTACGTCCTCTTTCTATTCTATAATCTTTGCCATTTTTAGTAAATGCAAGAGTAACTAACATACCTTTGTTGTTTGTTTTGTTTACAAGATTATCACGTCTAATGTTTGTAAGTGCTTGTCCGTAAAGTGCATAACTCAAAGCATTAATAATTGTTGTTTTACCTGTACCGTTACGTGATCCACTGTCGTCTCCACCTTGATCTAAGTTTTCACCTAACACCAATGTAAGTTGTTGCTTGTTGAAATCTACTGCCTGTGTTGTGTTACCAACACTCATAAAATTTTTAACTGTCAAATCTTGTATTCTAATCATCTTTGTTTAGGTCTCTATAAATTTGCAACAATTTACCTTTGTTAAATTGTTCTGATTCAATTGCTTCAATCTCTTTTGCAACTATTTCATCAACACTTTCAAACTTTGTAATGTCGATATCTGAATTCATTTCTTCTTCTTGTGTGTTTGGTATTAAACTTATCTCTCTACAGTTGTACTGATTGATAAAAGTTTCTTTTATGAAGTTTGCTTCTTCATAACTAATAGGCAAATCAAGTGTAACTCTTAGATACATCTTAGATTTTAGTATAGTTTCTTTTTCATCAAGCAGTCTTGATAATTTTATTGTTCTATACTTGGGACAATTCCACCAATTGATGTACTGCGGTTCTCCACCATGTTCTAGTATCATCATACCACGTTCATCATCCCACGCATCTGCGTAATTGTGTGGCAATGCGTTACCAATGTAATGCACAGGACCTTTGACTTGGCGTTTGTGGAAGTGTCCACTGAACACATATTCTTGATGTTTAAAGTGATCTGCTTGTAATTCACCAGTGTCTGGCATCTGAACCATTGCATTCATGTAAAAGTTAGGAAGTTCAAAGTGTCCAAAGATGTATTTGCTTTTTATTTTAGGAATCTTCTTCCATTCATCTCCAACCAACCACGGAATTAGTGTAACATCACCTTCTGTCATCATCTCATTTACCATTGTGATGCCTTCAATGTGTCTTGCAAAGTCTATGGAGTTGATATCTCTTTTGTCTTTGTAGTATAAATCATGATTGCCAGGAAAGAAATAAAATTTTTCAAAAGCCTTGCCTAGCTTTTCAAGACTTCTAATAGTTGCGTCCATGGTCAGCATATTCAAACTGTTTCTGTTGTGATGCCAGTCGCCACAAAAGATACCAGTTTCGCAACCGTTTTCTTTGGCTTGTTCTATATACCAATCAATAAATTCTTCACAGTCATCATTGTGAATTTTTGAATTAGACTTCAATCCAAAATGGATGTCTGTAAATACTGCCGCTTTCTTAAACAAAATATTTCCTCGCGATTATCATAGTGTACACGAAATAAGTGTATTTGTCAAATACTTCCTTATTCTTTTTCTGTTGTTTTGTTTGCTTCTTTAACTTGTCTTTCCCAAGTGCCTTGGTTCTGTCTAGTAAAAGATGGATTCATGTGATTCATTTCTAGTATATCGTCACGTATGTTTTGATTACGTTTTTCAATATTAATGATTCTCACAAACGAATTTGTTACCGCCGCTGTGTAATATGCAAAAGGATTATTTGATTTTGATTCATCAAATTGCAAACCTATCTGTGTAAGTTGGAGAATAGCTTGTCCTTTCATTTCATCATTGTATGTGTAACCTCTAACGTTACCTCTTGTTGCATATCTTTCACACAACTTCATCCACATCAATGCAAGTTTGTTAGTTGCCATTCCGTGGCTTTTATTGAAGCTACCATTTGACATTCCGCCTTCCCAATGGCTTTTGCCCACACATATCAATTCATCTTTTTCATTGAATTTGAAATGTTGGAATGGTGGAAAGTTCAATTTTACCTTTGTATCAGCTACGTTTTTTGGATTTTTCTTTCTACCTTTTTCTTCTGGAATGTGATCATACGTCATAATTCGGAAAACAACATCAGTTTTTGCTATTTTTCTGTAGTCTACGGCACAATCAGCCTGCTTGACACGTTCACCTGCTTCTTTCCTTTGCTCATATTCCTGCAAACCAAGCCGTTTTGCCTTGTTTCTTTTGGCATCTGCTATGGTTCTGATGTTTATTTTGTCTATACTTGGTAGGATTATGTCATAACGTGCAAAATCGTCGTCTGTGTAACTGCAAAACGTGTTCTTTGACTTATGTATCTCCGCCAGTATATCTCTGTTATTGAGATAGTTTACTCTCTTCATTGTATTCTCCAAATATTCCGAGTTATAGACGGGGATGTCTTAAGTAAATAAATATTATTATAAACTACGCACATAACTTTGTCAACTAAATATATGTAAGGAGTTAGCCAAAATGACTACATTTAGAAACGGAAAAATATCAAAAGACAATATTGTTCGTGCAGATGGTTTCACTGACCGTGAACGTGCCAACGAATTTGATCTTGGTAACAAGCCAGTTGGATCTGATCCATCAGCTAATGGTTTCTTTAACGGCAAAGACCCGTTTGTAAATGGAGTTAAGGACTTTTTCAATCCTAGTGAATTAGCAAAAAGTATACGCAGTAAAAATGCTCCTGTAGACGGTATAGGTAATGTACAAAAAGCTAAGGAATCTGCACCAGCAGGTTTCAAAAAATCAACGGAACAAGACTGGCGAGTAAAATTAAGTATTCCCACTATTGAACCTTTTAAATCCTCTGCCTTGTTGGCGCCTTTAAGACACACTGGCGGTTTAGTTTTTCCATACACACCTTCAATCATTGTATCGCATAGTGCAAACTACAATGCTATTGCCCCTACACATACTAATTATCCTTACTATGCTTATCAAAACTCACAAGTGGATCAGTTGGTTATCACTGGCGACTTTTTTGTACAGAATGGATTAGAAGCACAATATTGGGTGGCGGCTTTACATTACTTAAGAAGTATGTCAAAGATGTTCTTTGGAGGAGAAGCTGACACAATTGGTGCACCTCCGCCTATAGCAAAACTAAACGGATATGGAGATCACATTTTCAATAACGTTCCTGTAATTGTAACACAGTTTACAACTGACTTGCCGCAAGACGTTGATTACATAGCAACAGGTTTTTCAACAGGCAAGGAACAAAAACGTCAAGTTGGTCCACAAGGAAGATACACAGAAACTTATTCCGACGGAAAACTTATGACAGGATGGGCACCTACACAATCATTAATTACTGTAACTGTACAACCAGTCTACTCAAGAAGCGAGATTGCACAGTTCAGCTTAAACAAATATGTCAATGGTGGATACATTGCCGATGGTAAAGGATTTATTTAATGCCAAATTACAGAGAGTCAAGTCCTTATGCTGACACAAATTATAATGAGACTAATGCTTACTTAGATCATTTTAGGGTCAGACCCATTCCAGCTTCAAGCGATGATGTTGTGTATCAGATAGAACCACAATACCATCAAAGACCAGATTTGTTTGCTTATGACATATACAACAATCCAAATCTATGGTGGGTGTTTTGTCAACGTAACATGGACACGATGGAAGATCCTATATATGATTTTAAATCTGGATCTAAAATTTATGTTCCAAAAGGGGCCGCATTAAAGAATATACTAGGAGTATAGGCTATGAGTGAAAGAATTATAGTTGACCTAGACAGAGCTGGCAAACTAGAAAGCGAAATAGAAAAAAAATTACAAAGCGGACAGTCCATTGGAAGTGTCATGGACGAATCTCTTGCAGTCGTAAAAAACGAAATATTCCAAACAGAAGAACTAGGTGGTTCAGCAACAATAGATGTTGATTCAATTGTTGATGGTAGTACAAGTTCTTACACAGGAGCAACCACAACTAATAAAAAAGTAATTGCCAAGCAAAACACAGAAGAAGTTGTGCTTGATGACATAGACTATGACGCTAGTTTTAGAAAAATGCGTGATCACAAAGTTGATACAATAAATTTAGTTGAAAACGTGTTACACAAATATAGATCTTTCAACACAATATGGTCAATGTTTTGTCTTACACCAGAAGAAATGGCAGATCCAGACAACACATACATGACTAGCGAACCACAAACTGTTTTAATTAGAGGTGCAGGTGGAATAGGAAATTATCAAAGTGAAAGACGTCCTAAAACAAGATTAGAAAGAGCAGGCGGCAAAGTTGAATATTACATAGAAGATGTAAACATCAAATCAATAATAGGATCAAGTGGTCCAACCAGAATGCCTCCTGTGCATAATTTTAATTTTACTGTCAAAGAACCTTACAGCATGGGACAGTTTTTAGAATTATTACAGATTTCAGCCATGCAGGCAGGTTATGAAACTTACATTGGATCGCCATTTTGTTTGATGTGCGAATTTATTGGACACACAGACGATGACAAAACAGAAAGGGCTGGAAGAAGATTCTTTCCTATCCTTTTAAGTCAGTCCAATATGACTGTTGATGCGGGAGGTTGTGTATATGAAATACCAGCCATAACAACATCAATGGGAACCAATGCTGATAGTGTGCAAACAATTAAACAAGATATCACTATCATAGGTGGAACTGTAGAAGAAGCATTACAAAGTGGATCACAAAGTTTAACAAGAGTTATTAATAGTGCATTACTAGATAGGGAAACAAAAGAAGAAACAACTTTCTCTGACGAATACATTATATTATTTCCAAAATCAAAAGATCTTTCAAGTCGTAAGTTTAAAGGTGAACAGCAGGGAGATTCAGAAACATCTGCAACTTATGATCCTGAAAAAGAATATGCTTCAAGATACGGAGAAACCACAAGTGTGAGACAGGTTGATTATGAGACTTGGGTAAAAAACGTAACAGGATTTGCTGTGAAAAGATCAAAAACTTCAGATGCACTCAAAGCCAACTCTTTAAAACAAGAAAACATAAATCAAATTGGTCAAGGAAAATTATTAACAGACAAGCTAGGTAAAGGTGGCATACGTCCTGGAAATTACTATGCAAGTTATGACAAAGAAAAAAATGTATTTGAACAAGGGGCAATAAGCATTCCACAGGACAAGAGAGCATTCAAGTTTGAAAAAGGAACAAAACTAAATCAAATTATCGAAGAGATGGTTGTGTCCAGTGAATGGGCTAAAAGCATTACAGATAAAGCAACTGACCCAGAAGGATTTAGAGATTGGTTTACAATTCAAACAAAGATGTATTTTGTTCCTGTCAAAGACACAGCAGTTAAAAAAGGAAGAATGCCACGCATATATGTTTTCCAAGTTATTCCTTTCAAAGTACACAGTTCAATTTGGCAGGCACCAACAGAGCCATCAAAAGGAACAAAGGAAATATATAGAAAACTTTCAAAGGTTTACAATTATCTGTACACAGGAAGAAACAAAGATGTATTAGAGTTTGACATCAGATACAACACAAGATTTTTAACAAATGCTCCACTTACCAAAGGTAAAGACACAGCACAACAACAAGACAAAGGTGATTCAGCAACAAGTCAACAAAATCCTGATGAACAAAACATTACACAAAAAGAAGGTAAGAAGGAAGAAGAAAGAGTTTATCCTGTCAAGAATTTACAGGACAGTGACATACAAGTTATTACTTCTGGTATGCGTGGTACAGATGCAAGTACCAAAGACATTATCGCAAGGGAGTTTCATCAAGCATTGATCAATTCAAACGTGGACTTGGTAAGATGTAGATTAAAGATAATGGGCGATCCTTGGTTTCTTTCTGACAGTGGCATGGGCAACTATCAAGCAGAAAGCAGTCCTATCATATTCAACACCAAAGACAGAACCATGGATTATGTGAGAGGATTTGTATACATTGGACTAAACTTTAGAACACCATATGATTACAGCAACAGAGGAATACTTGAAGGCGGAATGGTAGGAGGAGATTCTCTCAAAGTTCCACAGTTCAGTGGCTTGTATAGGGTAACTAAAGTTGAGCATGACTTTAGTGAAGGTCAGTTCACACAGACACTTGAAATACTGAGACAAATGAATCAAACAGGAATTGATACCAAACAAAGTTCAGATTCAGCTCAGGACATAGGTGGTAATGTAAAAGGCAAAGATGAAAGCAAGGAAGAAAAATTACCAGGATCATATCAAGATGCTAGTGGAGGAGTATTTGTATAATGGGTGACCTTCCACAAAAGAATACCAACATAGATAGAAACTCCAAGCACACAACCGTGGTTGCAAAACCAGGTCCATATGAAGCAAGGGTAATCAACAATCTTGATCCTGAATACCAAGGAGCTCTCACTGTACAGCTTTTGAAAACCAACACCAGTGGTAACGTTAACTTTGCAGAAGGTCAAGTTTATATTGCCAGATACCTTTCACCGTTTGCAGGACAAACACCATCTTGGGGTACAACAAAAAATGATACCTACAAGGATGGACAACAAAGTTATGGTATGTGGTTTGTGCCACCAGATGTAGGCACAAAGGTATTGGTGATATTTGCTGAGGGAAATCCTAATCTGTGTTATTGGTTGGGTTGTGTTAATGACAAGTTCATGAACCATTCCGTTCCAGATCATGCGGCATCAACTTTCACAACTGACGGCACACCAGATGATCTCAAGGGTAAAAAATTACCAGTAACAGAATACAACAAACAGATTGAGACTGGTTCAGGCATTGATCCTACAAAATTTAAAAAGCCATATCAAAAATTGATAACGGAAACATTACAAGCACAGGGCTTGTTGGAAGATGAAACACGTGGTATCACAACATCAAGTGCAAGGAGAGAAGTTCCAAGTGCGGTGTTTGGAATATCCACTCCAGGACCTGTGGACAAGACCAGCGGATCACCAAAGGTCAGAGTTGGTACAAACGAAAACTTTAACAACATATTCAAGGCAAGATTGGGCGGAACGTCATTAACATTTGATGATGGAAATGATAAATTTTTAAGAAAAAAATCTCCAAGTGAAGAATCACCAGACTATGCAAATGTAAATGTTGGTGAAACTGATGGTGATGTAACAAGACCACACAACGAGTTGGTACGTTTGCGTACACGTACAGGACATCAAATACTTTTACACAACACAGAAGACTTGATATACATTGGCAACAGCAGAGGTACTGCTTGGATTGAATTAACTTCAGACGGTAAGATTGATATATTTGCAGAAGACTCAATCAGTATGCACACCAAGAATGATTTCAATCTTACAGCAGACAGAAACTTTACCATTGAAGCGGGTGCTAATTTAAGTTTGAAAGCATCAGGTGATTATGTGGGAGACAAGATCCTCAAAGGAAGGGTACAGATAGAATCAAACAAAAACACAAACATACTTGTAGGCGGTAGCACAAAGATCACAACAACTTCAGACTTTGATGTAAACACAGGTGGAGCAAACAAACTTACAGCAGGAAGTACAACTGACATACTCAGCGGAGGCAACCATACAGAAACCGCTACCGAAATCCATATGAATGGACCGCAGGCGGCTACGGCCGCTGTCGCGTCCGCTCTGTCTACGCACCGCGTACCGGGTCATACGACCTACGGTATTCTTTCACAACGTTCTCCACAAGCTGAACCTTGGTCACATCATGAGAACTTGAACCCGTTAGCATTTAAAGTTGCTGTAACTGATAGAGATTTGGTCACAACAGTGGCAAATCCATTACCAACACCAACTACTCCAGACGTATTCAAAAAGGAGTTTAAAGCATAGGTAAATATTGATATGGCAGAGTTATACAAAAAAATTACAGTTCCTTCAGGAGAAAACATACAACCAACTACAACTAACCGTGCCTATAAAGGTATAAGCACAGTAAATCCTGAGAACAACAGCAAATCATTGTTTGATATAGCATTGATAAAACAAGACATCATTAATAGTTTTCATATCAAACAGGGCGAAAAGCTGATGAATCCAGAATTTGGAACCATTATATGGGATGCCATACACGAGCCACTGACAGAAGATTTAAAAGAAGCAATAGCAAAAAATGTAAGTGATATTATTAATAGCGATCCTCGTGTAGTTGCAGGTACCATAGAGTGTGACAGTTACGAGAGCGGAATACTAATTGACGTAGATTTGACATATCTACCATACAATATTTCGGAACGTTTGAGACTTAAATTTGACGAAGATGCTGGACAGTTTTAAGTACGCACTTAATGGATTAAAATAAATACTTATAATAAGGAAAGCAAATGTCATCGACAAATAGACAAAATAGATTATTGTTAGCTGAAGACTGGAAGAAGGTCTATCAGTCATTCAGAAATGCGGAGTTTAAGTCCTACGACTTTGATAATCTCCGTAGGACAATGATCAACTATTTGCGTCAAAATTATCCAGAAGATTTCAATGATTACATCGAATCAAGTGAGTACCTAGCATTAATTGATCTTATTGCTTTCCTCGGTCAAAACATTTCATACAGAATTGACTTGAATGCAAGGGAAAACTTTTTAGAGTTAGCTGAACGTAGAGAGTCAATACTGCGTTTAGCTAGACTTCTTTCTTATAATCCAAAAAGAAACCAAACAGCAAATGGTTTATTAAAATTTGAATCTATTGCAACCACTGAAGATATTGTTGACAGCAACGGAACAAATTTAGCAAACCAAACAGTATTATGGAACGATCCTGCAAACACTAATTGGCGTGAACAATTTGAAAAAGTTTTAAATGCCGCTTTGCCTGTAAACAGCATTGTAGGTAAACCAATTAAGTCAGACACAGTTGAAGGTGTTCCAACTTTCCAATATAGATTTGACGCAAGTAACTCAGATGTTCCTGTTTATACATTTAGTAAAAATGTTGATGGAAAAAATATGCAGTTTCAGGTTGTGTCAACAGATGTTAACGATGGTATCATTTATGAAGAAGCACCATTGCCAGGAAACAGTTTAGGATTTTTATACAGAGATGATGGAAGAGGACCAGGAAGTTCTAACTCAGGATATTTTGTACATTTCAGACAAGGAGTGTTAGATACTGGTACTTTCCAAATTGATGCACCAAGCACAAATCAATCAGTTGGTTTAGAAGCAACTAACATCAACAACACAGACATTTGGCTTTACAAATTAAATTCAATTGGTACTGAAGATCAATTATGGACCAAGGTTGATTCAGTAGAAGGAAATAATATTGTTTATAACAGTTTGCGTAAAAGTGTAAGAAACATTTACGGAGTTTTAAGTAAAACACAAGATAAAGTTGATTTAATTTTTAGTGATGGAACTTTTGGAAACTTACCACAAGGCTCTTTTAGAACTTATTATAGAACATCTTTAAATGATCAATATAATATTGTTCCTTCTGATCTTGTGTCAATTAGTGTAAACATTCCTTATACAAGCAAAGCAGGAAACAGTGAAACAATAAGTTTAACACTTGAACTAAAATACACAGTTGATAACGCAACAGTATCAGAAAGTAATGCAAGTATTAGAGAGAATGCACCAGCAACTTATTATACACAAAATAGAATGGTTACTGGAGAAGACTATCAGGTAAGTCCGTTAAGCATAAGTCAAGAAATTATAAAAGTAAAAAGTGTAAACAGAACATCATCTGGCATTTCAAGATATTATGATCTTTTAGATGCAACAGGAAAATATTCAAGCACAAACTTATACGGTGCAGATGGAGTGCTATACAAAGATAGTTTCACAGAAAAGACCAGTTTTACTTTTGTAACTAAAACAGATATACAAGGAACCATTGCAAATACAGTTACACCATTGTTAAGTAAAAAATCAATGGTAAATTATTTCTTAACAAACTTTCCAAAAACATTAGTTGCTGACCTTGGTGCAAAATGGTCATCAACAAGCACAAAAACAAATATGTCAACAGGAAAATTTGTTGACTCTAATTCAACGCCTTTACAAGTAGGATCATTTACTGCAAGTGCTTTAAAATTTATTGAACCTGGCACATTAATTAAATTTACTGCTCCTACAGGTTATCATTTTATGGCAGATAATTCACACAAATTAATGATTGGTTCGGCAGATCATAAAAATGCAATAACTTACAAATGGATGAAAGTTGTTAGTGTAACCGGAGATGGTACAACTGATAATGCAGATGGCACAGGTCCTATAATTTTAAATGACATAATAGATTCTAATGCAATACTGTCTGAACTAAAACCTAAATTTAGTAAAACTTTACTTGCAGATGTGCAATCACAGATGACTGATCAAATATTTGCTTACAAGACATTTGGATTAAGATATGACAGTTCATTAAGACAATGGAGAATGATCACTGAAAACAATTTAGATATTTCAAGTGCATTTAGCACAGGTAAAACAGGTGACGTCACTGACCAACAACTTGATGCAAGTTGGCTGTTGTTATTTGAAACTGATGGAGAGAAGTATACAATTACAACAAGAGGACAGAGATATATCTTTGAAAGTAATGAAGAAATAAGATTCTATTACGACAGCACACAAAAAATTTATGATAATAGAACAGGACAGATTATAAAAGATAAAATTAAAATATTAAACATCAACACGCAACCTGATTCAACTTCACCATTCAATGTAGATTATCCATGGGAAATATCTTCGGAATATAGAGATGGAGATGGATACATTGATAGCAAGAAAGTTGAAGTTACTTTCTTTGATTCAGATGATGATGGTGTTGTAGACGATCCAGAAACTTTTGTAACCTTAGTAAACGAAACAACAAACGCACTTTCAAAATATGTATTCTTAAAAAAATACACAACAAGTGACGGAATAGAAGATTACAAATACATGGACAATTCAACAGGTACAGTAATTATTAAACAAAATGAAAGTTTTGTTGGTGCATTAAGTCAATACACTAATGGACAAGTGTTTTATCTAGTTACAGAAGGAGTGTTTAAAGTTTATAATTCATCTTCAGCTTCAATCGATTTAACAACAGATTACAAAGCATACATTGGTAGAGATGGATTAAAGTTCCATTACATACATTCTGCAGATGATGATAGTAGAATAGATCCAAGTTCAAGCAACATTGTGGACACATATCTGTTAACAAGAACTTATGACACAAACTTTAGACAATATTTAGATGGTAACATTGAAAATTTACCATTGCCACCAAGCAGTGATAATTTGTTTAACAATTATGGATCGTCAATTAGTAAAATTAAATCTATCAGTGATGATGTAATATATCATCCTGTGAAATACAAAATATTATTTGGAGCAAAAGCAGATGCTCGATTACAGGCAAGTATAAAAATTGTTAAAAACCCAGACCAAGTTGTTAATGACAATGATATAAAAGCAAGAGTTGTTACTGCAATTAATCAATATTTTGCTTTAGAAAATTGGGATTTTGGTGATACTTTTCATTTCTCAGAGATGGCTACGTATGTAATGAACAAAACAGCGCCTGATCTTGTAAATCTTGTAATTGTTCCAAATCAAGAAAGTCAAGCATTTGGAAGTTTATATGAGATTAAATCAGAAGCAGACGAAATCTTTATAAGTGCGGCAACAGTTGATGACATAGCAATTATTGATGCCATCACAGCAAGTAAACTTAAAGCGTCAGGCAATGTAGTTACAACAACTACAAGTGCTACAACAGGCGTAACAAGTGGTGCAACTTATACAACTGGATCAGTTTCAAGTTCATACAGCAATTCAAGTTCTACAAGTACTTCAAGTTCAAGTTCTAGTTCATCTAGTTCAAGTTCTTCAAGCTCTTCTAGTTCTTCAGGTGGCGGATCCTCTGGGAGTGGATACTAATGGCCTATAATGCAAACCAAGAAGAATATCCATTACCGGCAGGAGATCAAAGTAAAGCCCAGCACCGCAGAACAAGTGCGGAACATCTTCCTAAATATTTTAGAACTGCACACAATAAAAAGTTTTTAAGTGCTACACTTGATCAATTACTAAATCCAGGTGTCGCTGAAAAAATTAGTGCATACTATGGCAGAAGAATAGCAACTGCTCGTAAGGCGGCAGACACTTATGTATCTGATGTTAGCACTGAAAGAGAAGAATATCAGTTTGAACCAGCAACTGTAATCAAAGATAATTTAAACAATGTAACTTTTT